CGCAGACCAGAGTGTGTCGATTGTAGAAAAGCTGCACAAAAGCAGACACGATCACTACGAAAGACTGCACCACCTGTGCCTGACAATCACGTCTGTCCAATCTGTCTGAGGGACAAAGATGGCATCAAAGGAACTGGACACAAGAGTCACAGTTCATGGTGTCTCGATCACTCCCATGAGACAGGAGACTTTCGCGGTTGGTTATGTCACCAGTGTAATCGTATGCTTGGCATCGCAAAGGATGATGTCAGCATTTTATATAGAGCAATTAAGTATTTGAAAGGTGAGACATCATGACGCAGAAACAACTGACAGACTTGGTAGAAGATTACTATTCTTCGTATGATTTCAAGAACTTGCGTGATGAAACTAAGAAACAATATAAGTATTTTCTTGGTGTCATGCTCGATACAGAAATCAATGGTGATAAATTGTCAAGTCTTGACTTTACAAAACTTCCAACACGTACGGCAAAGCAAGCGTACAATCAATGGTGTAACAAAGGTATCTCTATGGCCAATCATGTCATTTCTGTGGCACGTATGGTGTTCAATCACGGCTTGCGGATGGAATTGTGTAACAAGAACCCCTTCGCAAACATCCGTAGAAGGGCCACAGAGAGGCGCAAGACTGTTTGGCGTAGGGAGGATGTCCAGAAGCTGCTAGACGCCGCCTACGACGATTTTAGCACCCGTAACGTAGGTCTTATTGCACATATGGCATATGCTTGGTGTCAGCGTCTGGGTGACATGCGCCTTCTTACATGGGACAACATCGACTTTGACAATCAAACTGTCGAGATTGAGCAGTCCAAGCGCAGAGCAGACGTTCATCTGCCCATTGATGATGATTTGTTTGACATGTTGAAGCAGCAACATGACGACTTTGGCTTCCAACAGTACGTGGCCCCCCGTCCATATCCCATTGAGGGTGAATACAGGCCATACTCACTGCACAAGCTGCCTCTGTTTGCTCGTCAACTCATGAATGACGCAGGACTACCACCTGAACTGCGACTATCTGACCTGCGTCGTACTGGCACAACCGAAATGGTAGAGGCCGGTGTCGGTATGGCACAAATTATGTCGGTTACAGGACATGCTAACCCAAGTTCAGTGAAGCCGTACCTAAAAAATACACTCAAGAGTGCAAATAATGCGTTGACGGCACGAAAAATACATGGTAAAAGCATAGCAAGTGCCGCAAAGGAAAGTGATATACTATGAATATATATAACACTAATATATACACTTATGTGAAGGAACTGGATGTACCTGTAGGACATAGCAGGAGAGTAAAGTGTCCTAACTGTGGAGAAAGAACATTGTCAGTGACCAATGAAATGGGTTCTCTACTATGGAATTGCTTCCGTGCTTCCTGTGGTATTAGTGGCGGCAGTAAGATGCCATTGTCTGTGACTGATATTCGTAATGCTTTTCGTGGTTATACAAACAAAGAAGAAGATTTTATATTGCCCGACTATCTCGTGCCTTATAACTTCGATGTAGCTGAGTGGGCCAGTGAACTGTATGGATTAGATGCAGAGAAACTAGGCTTAATGTATGATGTTCGTGAACACAGAGCAGTCTTTCCTGTGTATGATGGCCACAAGATTGTGGATGCAGCAGGACGTTCACTTGGTAAGCGATTACCTAAATGGCGCAGATATGGAAAAAGTGGCTTGCCATACACTCATGGCTATGGTAGTATCGCAGTTGTTGTTGAGGACTGTGTGAGTGCTGCCGTGGTTGGTTACGGCTCCTTTGTCGGGGTTGCGATTCTTGGCACTCAGCTTTCTGAATCGCATAAAGGATTTCTCACACGGTTCTCAACAGCCGTCATAGCATTAGACCCCGATGCGTTGACAAAGAGTTTGCAGTTCGTCAAAGAACTAAGAGGACATGTTAACGATGTTCGTGTCCTGCGTCTTACAGACGACCTCAAATATCGTAACCCGACAGATATGGAGAATTTACATGGAATTATCACTGATTAGAAGTTTGATGGATAAAGAGTTCTACGAAGAACATCGTGGAGCCAGATGTCCTGATCGACTGTTCAGCAAGGATGTGCAGAAGATCAAAAAGACAATTGACACAGCTATCGACAGGTATGGACGCACAGTCACGCCAGACGAGATTGAGGCATTGTTCATGTCGAGCAACCCAACAATGACCACTGCAACAAAGCAGACATTCACTGCACTGTTCAGCAAGATTAAGAAAGAGCAACCTATGGGTAGTGATGTAGCACAGGAAGTGTTGTCTAAGCTGTTCCAGCAGGTTGTCGGTGAGGACATTGCCAATCTTGGTGTCGATTACGTGACTGGTGAGAAGTCCAGTCTTGAGACACTGCGTATGCTGCTTGAGCAGTATGCAGATGACTTCACACCTAATCTGAATGTGGAGTGGGATGACATTGACCTCGACACACTACTATCCCGCAATGACCTTGAGGCACGTTGGACATTCAACATCCCTTCCCTTGCTCGTAAGGTTGAGGGCGTCAACGCTGGACATTTAATTGAGATTGGCGCACGTCCTAACACTGGCAAGACATCGTTCCACGCCAGCCTGATTGCCAGCCCCGGTGGCTTTGCACATCAGGGTGCCAACTGCATCATCCTGTGTAACGAGGAAGGATATCACCGTGTTGGCGCACGTTATCTGACAGCCGCAACTGGCATGACAATGCGTGAGATTAAAGACAATCCAAGCAAGGCACGTGACTTGTACGCACCTGTCAAGGAACGTATCAAGATCAAGGATGCCACTGGACGTGACATGGCGTGGGTGGAAAGCATCTGCAAATCATACAAGCCTGACATTGTTCTGCTCGACATGGGTGACAAGTTTGCTCGTACAGGTGGCTTTGCCCGTCCCGATGAAGCACTCAAAGCTAACGCCATCTATGCTCGTATGATTGCCAAGCAGCACAACTGTGCTATGTTCTACATGTCTCAGCTATCTGCAGATGCAGAGGGTAAGGTACTTCTGAACCAGAGCATGATGGAAGGATCACGCACAGGTAAAGCAGCAGAGGCTGACCTTATGGTACTGATTGCCAAGAACCCTGTTGTAGATGGTCAGGACGAGGAAGATACGCAGCGTCACTTGAATGTTGTCAAAAACAAGTTGACAGGCTGGCACGGTGTGGTACACTGTGAACTTGAATATCAAACAGCGAGGTATACAGTATGAAACTGACACTTGATGTAGAGAACACCGTCACCCATCGTGGTGGCAAGATGCACCTTGATCCGTTTGAACCAGACAATTCACTCGTTATGGTTGGCATGTTGAGCGATCAAGGTGTAGAAAGAATAGTCACTTTTGACCATACAGAGAAAGAAGCTGATGATTTTGGACACACTGTAGTTCAAGAGTGGTTAGACAAAGCTACTGTTCTTATCATGCACAACGCAGCACACGACTTGCTATGGCTTTGGGAGAGTGGCTTCAAGTATGATGGTCCTGTGTTTGACACTATGCTTGCTGAGTATGTCATGCAACGTGGACAGAAAGAACCTCTGTCTCTTGAGGCGTGTGCAGAGCGTTATGAACTGGACACCAAGAAGCAAGATACGCTGAAAGAATATTTTAAGAAAGGATACAGCACACGTGACATTCCTCATTCCGAACTTACAGAATATCTATCTGCTGATCTACGTGCTACGCAACAGCTTTCCGATAAACTGTATTATCGTCTTAATACAGAGTCTGATGCGGGTCTTCTTAGCACAGTGGTACTCACTAACGAAGTTGCAGTACGTCTTGCACGTATTTATCAGCGTGGGTTCACAGTTGACCTTGAGAAGCTGGAAGAAGTGCGTACAGAGTTTGAACAGGAGAAGCAGGTACTAATTAACGACTTACAAGTTCGTGTGCGTAAGGTGATGGGTGACACTCCTATCAACCTGAACAGTCCAGAACAACTTTCATGGGTCATCTATGGTCGCAAGGTTTTGGATAAAGTAGAATGGGCTACAAAGGTAGACCCTTACATGGATGACGTAGACTTTCGTAATATGGTGTCTAGCGGTACTGAAAGACT